ATAGTCAGAAGATGCAAACTCATTAATTAAGAATAAGTCAGCAAATCCTTTTGGATGCATAGCAATATATCTATTTCCATCTTCAGGTAAGTTAGCAGAACCGAATGTTTCAAAAGCTGATAATAAGTCTGCTTTTTCTACAGCACTACTAGTGTCATGTAACTGAGTTGAATTAGCACCTGCATCCATAGCTGTAATAAGAATCTCATCTGTCTTACGACCTAATGCAGCAGCGGCTGAAGTAGCAATAGCTTGACGCTCATCAATGTTTGTCTTGAGTTCGTCTAACTTATCAATGTACTCAGCAGCATAGTAGTCTGCTAATGTTGCTTCTACGTTAGTATGATCTAGTTCCATCGGAGTAACCATACCGTTCCTTGATTTAGTTGAAGCTGAACCAGTACCGATTTTTTGAAAGCGTACTACGCTTCCTGCAACATTGCTTACGTTACGAACAGTGTTCATTAACTTTGAACCCATTCTTTGGTATGCAAGATGTACCTCGGACTCGAACTGCTTAATAAAGGCTTGATCTATTGTATTAGCCATTATTAGTCCTTTCCCTGCTCATTGCAGTTTGTTGTTTTGGTTGCTATCGGTTGTCTGTTTTCGGCTTCATCCAGTTATCCGTTAGGGCTGTCAGCTTATTACAGGCCGTGTATCTTCAAGGGATTGCATATAATAAAGGTTTTGACAACGCACAAATCGTAAAACGTGGTATCCATTACTAGAAATAGCAGTTGGCAAAAAGCCAAATCCAAGATATTCCAACCAACTTAAAGTCTTGTAATGATCTACCGGACATACATTTTCTAATAAAAAATACTTTTCCTGAAAGTATTCAACAATAGATGGTGACAATTTGACAAATGTTTTTGGATGTCTTTCAACTACAGGACTACACAGCATCCATATACGTGCAACCAATTCATGTTGAGGCACAACACCAAACATCATAACCGGTTCTTCTTTTAATAAAACAGTATAAGTTTCTGCTGTATCTACTTGTAATGACTGCATTAATGCTCGCCATGGCGATACACCTGCAATCAAGCATTCTCGTAAATCAGTATCCCTTAAATTATGTTGGAGCTTTTCAGCGTGACTTGGCCTGCTCTTTACTATTTCAGCAATGCCATAATCGCCCTCACCCGTAAAGACGCTTCCACTCATTATTGACCTCCTGTACAAATGCCGGATCACGTCTGCCTTGTTGCCAGTATCTTGGGTCTTTCATCTTAGCTTCCACATCTTCTTTAGTAACTTGCCCTGCTATTGTGCCGGGGCCTGATACATTAGCTGATTTAGTCTGCTCAATAATATGCTCCAATGCTTTTATACCTGCTGAACTTGAACCTAGTTCTGCTACAGCTTCTTGCATTGCAGGATCGGGAAAGAACTTATTCATCCATAACTGAACAGCTTCAACTCTTTCATTAGCGTTATCACCAAGTTCTTTTTGCACAGCTTCAAGATCAGGTTGCTGACCCATAATAGCTGTAGCATATTTCTCTATACCTTCTGCAAACTCATCTTGGCTTAATCCATTTTCCCATGAATAATTAGACCACCAATCAAGCAACTCATTATCTACAGCAGCTTGCTCATCTATTATTTCTGGTAATACGTAATCGCCAACTGCATCAGGTCTGCTTGAAAATGCTTCCGTTTCCATTTCCTGTAATAGTTTGTCACGTAATTCTTCTTCACCTTTACCAAGCTTACTTGATAACTCATCGTATGATTTACGTAAGTCTTCAGGAGTCTGAAACTTTTCAGGTAACCATTCAGGTCTTTCAACCTGAACAGTTTCTGTTGTTTGTTCTACTGGAGCTTCAGTAGTTTCATTTGTTTGTGTTTCTTCCATGATTTATCCTCTCTGCATGTTGAACTCGTTTGGCAATTAATGCCACTAGATATCTTTGCCCTTCAAGATGCCTTAACTCTTCAGAACTTATATTAGCTCCTGTTATAGCTTCTATTGTTATGGACTTCAGATATTGTAGGGTAGCCAGTCCACTGGGAGTATTGAATGTACTGGCTAAATCTAAAGATATTTTCTCATCATTATTCTTGGAGCGAGGGTATCCATCAACCCCCAAGTGCTTGGATGTTTGGGTTTGCATTCGGGTCTATTCCTGTTTGTTGTTGCATCTGCTGTGCCATCTGAACCATGCGTTGTCTCTCACTAACATCACGAATCAACTGGTCTGGCACACCAAATTTCTTGGCTAAATAAATTGCTGTTTCTTCTGAGGAGACTAGGAGGTTAATCACCTCAGGTCCGAAACGCCCTGCGACCATTTCTAAGAACCTATCTAGGGACACAATGTCTTGGTTGGATTGTGCCTGTGCCAGTGGGGAAACGCTTTTAATCTTAACTTGCCTGCCATTAACAGTTGGTATTTCTATCCTGCCTTGCTTAGTTAGCAAGTATATTACACGTTGCAATACTGGCTGTACCATCTCAGCTTGCAATCTACCAAATGCTGAACCTATCTTTCTTGATAGATCAGCCATACGTTCTGCAACTTCAGTTGCTGAAGCAGGTGTCTTGTTAGGATCACCAAGCATATCATTATACAAAGCACGTTTAATATTATTTCTCATATCATTAAGAACCAAGTTAGCAACATCAAAGTTGCCTGCTGCTCTTATTGGTTGCAGTCCTTGGGAGTTAGGTGCTTTAGGTATGACAGTTCCCGGCACTAGGTTAATTGTATCTACGTTAATAACCCCATCATCATCCATTTGATAGATGCCTGATATTGCCATCTGTGCATTCTCAAGAACTAATTCTATTGTAAGGTTGGCACTCTTGATAGCACTTAATGCATTAACAGCAGGGCCTCTACCATAAACCTCACCACTAGCTTTGCTCCATCTAAAAGCAATAAATGGATTAGAGCCTATACCATTATACTCTTCATTCAATATAAGCTTCTTGTCACCCATCTCTATAACCATATAGCTATAGCGTTCTTCGTTTGGTTTGTCATAAAGCTTACATGATACCTCTAGTATCTTGCATTTACTATCAGGATACTTTTGTATCTTATCTAATGTTTGTTCAGTAAAAGAACCTCTTGGATATGCAATCGGTAAGTCACTAAACTTTAAATCTCTTTCCCTATAAACATGATCAATCCTTCCATCAGGGCCTGTATCAAGCACAACATGTGGCAATGGAATAGAATGAAAACGTATTGGGTTTACAGCATCACCTTCAGTAACAGCAAGCACAGCAGTACCAAGAGCAAGGTCTATAAAGCATTCATGTATTTCTTGTGCAAAGTTAGATGTTTGCAATATCTCAAACACATACTCTGTAACTTCATCTAGCTTATTGTTAATCTCATCTGCTTCTTCAGCAGGAACTTCCCCACCGGCAACAAAGTCTGCCCATCTAGCAAAGTTAGGAACTAATCCTGCTTGTAATCTTGATGCAAATTCCTGCACACCAACGACAGCAGTCTCATCAAATATACGATCATCACGTCTTTGACCGGGAGTATAGTTCTTAAACCCCTGTCTTTGTGGTAAACAATACTCAAAGATTTCATCGTAGAGTTCTTCAAACTCACGTCTGATTGTTTTGGCCTTTTCATATTTAGCCATGTAGCCTTGGGCTATATCATGCATTATGAATACCTGTTATAAAAACCTACACCACCACCTGAACCAGACAACAATGATCTTCTACCTGTACCTTTACGTCTTCTTGAAACAGTTTCTTCCAAAGCTTCTTGTTTCATTTCAGCAGTCTTAGCTTGCTCTTTAGCCTTTTCAGATTCTCTTTCTTTTTCTAATTGAGGATCAGGTGCAGGTGTTTTTGATCCACCACCGGGTAAACACATATGAATCTCCTTTTCTTTAACGCATACATATTAAATTAATAATACACAACGCACAAATGTTATAACCTAGACCAAAGACCTTGTCGTCTTTGTTGTTTAGGTTGTCTTGTAAATACATCAAAGTCTCTTCTAGCATTGAATGCCTTAACAGTTTTAAACTGACCCATCACTTGCCTGCCCTCTCCTGACCCCAACATAAGATACTGCAATGCATCATGTATATGAGAGAACCTATCCTTAGATGGTTTATCTTCATACCTTTCACCTGATACTTGCATTCTTCTGTAGTGATAACCACCTTCAAATCCTTTAATCAATTCTTTACATCTAAAGTCTATAAGCACACCTGACTGCCCGTCAACCATACGTTGCAATGGCTGAGATACTGATTCTAGTCTCAATGCTACATCATTACTATGTGTTGGTCTAGCTTGAAGTCCTGCACCTCTTAATATTTGAAATGGTGTAGACTCATCCGTCTGCGCTCTAAAGTCACCTGCCGGATCACCAAATATATTTACATCACAGTTTGCATAACGTGTTGCTATCTCTGCTCTTAGTAATTCAGCAAATCTAACAATGCCCATATCAAAGGCAACTATCTCCTGTAATATTAGCCAACGACCTCTGACCTTTTGACCAAAGACTGCTGCAGGCGTTAATCCAAAATCTAAGCCAATATATAAAGGCTGACCATCAGCAACGGGTATTTCTTCTTTAGCAACATGTACATCGGTTCTAAACATATTATATACTGGTTTACCATCTTGTATATGCCCAAGTCTATTCATTACATATACATCTATCCAACTCTTAGTTTTACCCTGTATTAAGTTAGGATAATAACTTGGCATCATGTTCTTCTTATTTTCAGCTAACGGATTAGGATTATATTTTTGAACTAATCCTTCTTCATCTTTTTCCTCTAACATAGCTGATGGTTGGGTATAGAACTTCCAGTTGTCAGGTTTCACCAACATCCTAGATTCTTCAGAACTTATATGATCAGGCACAGGAACTTCGCCTGCCATGATTGGCCACCAGTGATCTTCTTCAGGTGCGTTAGTATCTGCAATTACACCAGTCCATGTTGGACCTCCATCTCTCATAGATGGATATCTACCCACACGCATAGTACATGCATCAATGATTGACTTGGGAATCTCCCTAGCCTCATTAATCCATATGCCAGTTAGTTCAAGAGAAAGAAGTTTCTTTACATCTTCAGGTCTGTCGAGTGCAAGGAATATAACTTCCAACTCCAAGTCACTCTTGGATATCTTGTGCGTATATGGAACTGACCAAGAAAACCTACCCCAATCTTCTTCCGGAAACCAGTCCAACCAAGTCTTAATCGTGGTAGTGCGAAGCTGAGGATTTGTGTTTCTGATGATAGCCCAACGACTTTTCCTTTTACCATCTGGTGATTTCTCCTGCATTAATGCCCTTCTGAATACTTCTACAGAACAAGCTACTGATTTACCTGACCCTACTGGCCCTCTAATACCACGAAAAAAGGTATCATCCTTCATAAAATTTTTGCAAACATCACCATCAGGTTTGTATTTAAAGTTGGTCAACTTTCATATCCTTACCAACTTTCATAAGCTTTTCCACCACCTCAGGTGCAATGGTTGCAATCATTTTGTCTGCCTCATAATCTGTACAGAACTGATCCGGATAATGTTTGAAGTGTGCCTTCTTAACAACTATACGAAGTATATCTCTGTCTTCTTTCTTTAATGTATGTAAAAAACTCATTCGGTTATCCTATGAATAAGATCGATAGCTTCTCGTTTTGCTTGCAATCTTTTTGGGCTGTTTAGATACTTGTTTACCTGCTCTAATTGCTTTTCGTTTAAGAGCCGTAGAGGCTGCGTATTCAGAGGAAGATAAAGCTTTAATTGCTTTCTCAGGTAGATAACGTTCACCGGTTGCCTTTGACCCTTGTGTACTAGGTTTACCTGATTTCGTTCTCCACTTTTGTCTAGTCCATGCACGAAGTGACCTTTGTGATTTTGCTAATGCCATTATTAAATCTCTAAAAGTTGAGAGAGTTGATAGAGTTGAAGTTGATATACAACATTATCTATAACCACCACCACTAGCTTTATATTGTTTGGCAAGCATCTGTGCTTTCCTAGCAGACCATTGTCCGGGTTTACCACCCTTACCACTAGCCTTGATCCTACGGAAGATAGCTTTCCTCATAGTAGGTTTAGTATAATTACCTGCAGCA